AGGCGCTGCTCGACAATGCCGCGCGGCCGAGCGGCGCGCTGGTCTATGATCCCGGCGACGGCTCGGCCCTGGCGCCCGAGCAGTTCGCCCGGCTGAAGGACGAGATGGAGGCCGGGTTCGCCGGCGCCGCCAATGCCGGGCGACCGATGCTGCTTGAGGGCGGGCTGAAATGGCAGGCGATGAGTCTTACGCCCGCCGACATGGATTTCGTGGGGTTGAAGGCGGCGGCGGCGCGGGAGATCGCGCTGGCCTTCGGGGTGCCGCCGATGCTGCTCGGCCTGCCCGGGGACGCCGCCTATGCCAATTACCGCGAGGCCGGCCGCGCGCTGTGGCGGCTCGCGATCCTGCCGATGGCCGCGCATCTGCTCGGCGGCATCGCACACGGGCTCTGCCCCTGGTTTCCGGACGCGGCGCTGTCGGTCGATCTCGATCGGGTGACCGCGCTTGCCGAGGATCGCGAGCGGCTGTGGCAGCAGGTGAGCGCCGCATCCTTCCTGACCGATGACGAGAAACGCAAACTGGTGGGGTTGCCATGAACGACGGATCGATGCTGGCCGAGCTGATTGCGCAGGCCGAGAACGAAGGCGCCGAGCTGACGACGCTGCGCGCCATTGCCGAGGAAGCGGGCACCGCAGGCGCCAATCGCGCGCTCGCCCGGCTTGGGCTGGAGGATAGCGGCGCCGCCAAGGACATGGCCGAGCTGCGCGAGCTGCTCGGCGCGTGGCGGGATGCCAAGAAATCGATGCTCAAGGCCGTGATGCAGTGGCTGGGCCGCACCGTGGCGGCGCTGGTGCTGGTGCTGCTGGCGATGCGGCTGGGCTTTCCCGGCTGGCTGAAATGAGCGTGCGCTTCGCCGGCTATGCGGCGGTGTTCGACGCCGTCGATCGCGGCGGCGACGTGGTGCGTGCCGGCGCCTTCGGGCCGGTGGGGCCGGTGCCCCTCCTTTGGCAGCATGGCGGCAGGCCGGTCGGCGCGATCGAGGCGATCGGCGAGGATGCGCGGGGGCTGCGGGTGATCGGCCGGGTCGAGGATCCGCGGCTGGCGGCGCTGGTCGCGGACGGCGCGGTGGCGGGGCTGTCCTTCGGCTACCGGGTGCGCGCGGCGCGGCGCGGGCGGGTGCGCGAGCTGACCGCGCTCCAGCTGATCGAGGTGAGCCTGGTGGCGGAGCCGATGCAGCCGCTCGCCCGCGTGCACGCGGTTGCCTGAGCTTTTCAACCTTTTCTGGCGTGGGAGATGACCATGGACAATCTGGTGACGAGTTTCGAGCAGGCGGCGCTGCCGCCGGTACGGCCGATGTTGGCGGGTGGGCGCCCGGCGGCAAGCGCGGCGTTCGACGGCTATCTGCGCGGCGGCGTCGAGACCAAGGCGCTGTCCGGCGCGAGCGGGGCCAAGGGCGGCTATGCGGTGCCGCGCGAGATCGATGCGCAGATCGACGTCACGCTGCAGGCGATCTCGCCCATCCGCGCCATCGCCAATGTGGTGAAGGTAGGAACCAGCGGCTACCGCAAGCTGGTAGCCAGCGGCGGCTTCGACAGCGGCTGGACGTCCGAGACCGCCGCGCGACCGATCACCGCGACGCCGACCTTCAACGAGGTCGCGCCCCCGTTCGGGGAGCTCTATGCCAATCCCGCGGCGAGCCAGGCGATGCTCGACGATGCGATGTTCGATGTGGAAGCCTGGCTGGCGGGGGAAATCGCCCGCGAATTCGCCCAGTCCGAGGGCACGGCGTTCGTCAGCGGCACCGGCGTCAACCAGCCCAAGGGCTTCCTCGCCGCGCCGACCTCGACCGCGGCGGACGCCACGCGCGCCTTCGGCACGCTGCAATATCTGGCGACCGGCGCAGCGGGAGCCTTTGCCGCCAATCCGGAGGAGAAGCTGATCGATCTGGTGCAGGCGCTGCGCGCGCCCTATCGCCAGGGCGCCGCCTGGGTGATGAATTCGGCGACGCTCGCCCGGATCCGCAAGTTCAAGACCAGCCAGGGCGAGCTGCTGTGGCAGCCGGGGCTTTCGGCCAGCCAGCCGGCGACGCTGCTCGGCTATCCGGTGGTCGAGGCCGAGGACATGCCCGATATTGCCGCCAACAGCCTGTCGATCGCTTTCGGCAATTTCCGCGCCGGCTATCTGATCGCCGAGCGCAGCGCGACGACCATCCTGCGCGATCCGTTCACCAACAAGCCGTTCGTGCATTTCTATGCGACCAAGCGGATCGGTGGCCAGGTGATGAATTCCGAAGCGATCAAGCTGATGAAGTTCGCCGTGAGCTGATCGCGCAAATCTTGCCCGGACATCCCTGCCGGGATGGTGCCCGCGCGGTCTCTCCCCTGCCGCGCGGGCATTTTTCTACCCGCCTGAAATGGACACCCCTCGATGAGCGAACTCTTCTTTGCCGATCTGGTGCGCGAGACCAGCACCGGCACCGGCACCGGCGCGATGACGCTGGGTGGTGCCACGCCCGGCCATCGCCGCTTCGCCGATGCCGTGCCCGCAGGCGCGCGCTTCCATTATTCCATTGCCGGGATAACCCATGAGGATCAGTGGGAAATCGGCGAAGGCGAGATCAGCGGCGGTTCTCTCTCGCGCCATCTGGTCCTTGCCTCGTCGACCGGGGCAGCCGTCGATTTCTCTGCCGGGCTGAAGACGGTCACGCTGACCGTGGCGGCGCACTGGTTCGCGATGCGCGAAGACCGCTCGGACCATGGCCATGCGCTCGGGCAGATCGAGGGGCTGGTCGACGCCCTGGCTGCAAAGCAGCCGGCGGGGTCCTATGCGCCGCTGGCGCATGCCCATGACTATCTGCCGCGCGATCCGGCGGGAAACTGGGTCGCCAGCAATGCCAGCCTGGGGGTCGGCAGTTCGGCCAACTATGCCCGGCTCGAGGTGCGCGGGCCGAGCATCGCCGGCTATTCGCTGCAATTCGGTGGCGAGCTCCACAGCCGGGCCGGTACGCAATTCTATCTGGGCGACGCCCATTTCTATCATCCCGATTTCTGGAACAGCGCGCCGGGTATCGGATCGATCGCCGACCCGACCGGCGTCGCCGGGACATTGGGATTGTCGGCTTATGGCGGCCAGCCCGGCGGGAACGTGCTGATCGCAACAGCGAGCTTGAACGGCTATTCCAGCCGCGGATTTGCTCCAGGCGCAGACAATCTGGTGCTGCTGGGGCGTCCCCAGTTGCGCTGGGCGGAGATTCACGCGGTCTCGGGCGCGATCAGCACATCAGACGCGCGCGACAAATCGTGGATCGGCGCCATGAGCGAGGCCGAATACGCCGCCGCGATAGACATCATTGCCGAGCTGGGGTTCTTCCAGTGGCACGAAGCGGTCGAAGCCAAGGGGCCGGACGAAGCGCGGCGTCATTTCGGCGTCCGGGCCCAGAGCGCATTTGCCATCATGGAAGACCATGGGCTCGACTGGCGGCGCTATGGCTGGTGCTGTCACGACACGTGGCAGTCGGCCACCGGCGAGCAGGAACGCTATGGCATTCGCAGCGACCAGCTCTGTCTTTTCCTGATGGCAGCCCTCGCACGGAAGCTGGCCGAACAGCAGATGGAAGCTCCTCATGCTGCGGGGTGATGCGCTTGGCTCGATGCCGGTCGCATCGGGCAGTGCGCGCCGCGTGGCTGCCAGCCGGACCGGGCCAATGCCGCTCATGGTGCGCCCCTTTCAGACGCAGCGGCCGGGCGCTCCAGCCCGGCTGCTTTCGCCGCGCCGCCCCTGAGCATCGCGGCGTTTCCGCTCAACCTTTACCTGCAGGAGCAGCCGATGAGCCTGTTCGTCAAGGATCCGGACAGCCGGATCGATTATCGCGTCGATTGGGGCGCGGCCTATCTGGGTGCCAATATGCTGGTGTCCAGCAGCTGGTCAGTGGCACCGGCCATGGCGGGTGGCCTTGCCGTGCTCTCCGACGGGCATGACGGGCTCAGCGCGACGGTCACGATCGACGGCGGCCAGCCGGGGGCCATCTATGCGCTGACCAACCGGGTGACCCTGTCCAATGGCGAGGTGGACGAGCGCTCTGTCACGGTCCGCGTGGAGCCGCGCTGATGCCCATGATCACCAGCGAACCCGCCGCGCTTGCCCCGTTGGCGCTGGCTGAAGCCAGAGCATTCCTCCACATCACCCGCGACGACGACGATGCCGTGCTGATTGGCCATCTGCGCAGCGCGGCGGACTTGTGCGAACAGTTCATCGGACAGTCACTGCTTGTCCGCCAGCACCGGGAGGTCATCGCCGTGGCGCGCGACTGGCAGCAGCTGACTGCGTCGCCTGTCTCCGCGATTACCGGGGTGCAGGGCGTCACCAGCGCGGGCGAGAGCTTTGCCCTGCCGAGCGAAGCCTATGCGATCGAGCTGTCGCCCGATGGCATCGGCCGGGTGCGCGTGCTGCATCCCGGATCGGCCAGCCGGGTCGAGATCCGCTATCTCGCCGGGATAGCCGCGCAATGGGGCGAGCTTCCCGAGGCCTTGCGCCAGGGCATCGTCCGGCTGGCAGCGCATGTGCATCTGGCGCGCGATGGAGGGGATGCCGCGCCGCCCGCGATGATCGGCGCGTTGTGGCGGCCCTGGCGCAGGGTGCGGCTGTGAGCGCGCGATTCGGCAGCGTGTTGCTGCGCCGCGCCACGCGGATCGGCGAACGTCGGGTCGAAACGCTGGCCGAAAAGGCCTGTATCGAGATCGGCATTATCCTGCCCGACATCGTGATCGTCCGCGATTCCGGGCGGATACGCCTGACCGGGCGCGGGCTGCGCCGCCGCTGGTGGCTGAATGCTGCCTTGCGCTGGCTGGGGAGATTGTTGCGATGAGCCTGGAACAGGATTTTGCGCTGGCCGCGATCGACTGGCTGGCGGGCGATGCGGCGCTGATGGCGCAGGTCAACGGCGTGTTTCATCGCGCCCCGGCGCGCATCGCAGTGCCCTATGTGCTGC